AGGAGTATTATGACCACTCCAATCCAAAGGACTATTAGTATCATCCAAATCAATATCCTTTTCAGTTTCTAAAACATCTTCCAACATAAATTTAACATGATCAGAAACTTCTCCTCTTCTACAAACTCTAACTCTCACCTTTTCATTATCAATAAATTCATTAGATACCAATTCAAGTTCATAAGATTTAGTTGTAGTTTGAGAACTAGTAGGAAGAGCAGTTATTTTATTAATAAACAAATCAAAATCTATAGTATTATCATTATTATCCGTAAACTTTAATGAGACTTGTTCCTCACCAACAATAGGTAAACCTTCAACAGCACTTACTTTCTTTCTTCTTTTCCCATGTCCCTGTCCTTTTTTAGTTCTTGTCATCGTATTACCAGCATCTGTAAATATTACAGATGCAAATACTGTATCTGCTAAAATACTTTCCCAATATAATAGACGAACAGTTCCTTGCAATACACTCACACTAGTGCTTTTATTTTCATTAGAAATAATATCCACTCTCTGGAGAAGAGCAGGAGCAGATTCTCTTACTGTTCTTTTTCTATTTTTGTTACCTTGTCCTGCCATAAGTTATTACCCCTAATTATATTTAACCACCTTTATAAAGAAGATCACCAACCTCATCATCTCCTCCTCCCCCACCACCAATAACAGCAGGTACTAGTTTTTTGGTAGATTGTGTTGTATCATCACCTAAAGTTTGAGATCCAGAGGGAATAACTACTGTTTCACCACCACCTTCTTGATATGAAGTATTCATAGAAATATTATCTGCTTTTTTAGAAACAGCATTTACATCTAACGGAACAATATTTTCTTTATTACCTGTTGCTGCGACATTTTCTCCATCACCTTCCTTAGTTGCTCCTTCTCCACCACCCTCATCTTTAACCTTCGGACCTGCTATCATATGATCTATCAATCCATCAGGATCCCTTACTAATTTTCTTGCTGGCAATCCTGCCTCTATGTCTTTCGGACCCATAATAGGATCATCAATTTCACCTAATGGAGTTTTTGCCAATACTTTAGCAGTTTTCATTGCTAACCACTCACCTGCTATACCACCTGCCATACCTCCCATAAAATTAAATACACCACTTTGCCCAAGAACAGGAACGGCACTTGCAGCAGAAAAACCAACACCATATCCAAACAATCCACCCAATCCCTTTAAAATTGCGTTAACAGGAGCCTCTCTTCCCATAGTATAATCCCAAAGAGTCATCAAAGCAGTAATAATTTTATCAATCGGACCTAATCCTTTAGAAGCACCTTTATTAGCTTTCAAAGTATTAATTAGTTTCTTTAATGCTGGATTATTTGCTGCCTTGGTAAGGAGACCTTGTACACTCTTAGGATTTAAACCTTTACTAAGTTTACTAAGAATAGGACTTTTCTTTAAAACATCATCAATAGCTGGTCTAATTTTCATCATTAAATCATCAATGACCTTTTGAGGTTTCATATTTTTAGCAACTTCCTTATACTTTGATCCAATATTTTTACCAATATTAACTACTCCTTCACCCATCTCATCAATATAAGGACCAATATTCTTTGCAACATCATCCCACATCTGCCTCGTTTTAGCAGGAATACTCTTAATCCAAGCAGATGCACTTGTAAATTTCTTTTGAATAGCAGCTCCAGCACTCTTCATCCATCCAGGAGTCTTTATTTGAGGCATCTTAAACTTAATCTTTCTTGGATCTAATTTTTTAGCAATTTCAGTTACTTTTTTACCTGCCTGTGTTTTTTTTAACTTCTCTAAAGCTTTTTTAGGATCTTTAATAACATCATCTACTTGCTGAGAAGCTTTAGCAAACCTTTCAGTTACTCTTTTTCCAATTTCAGTTTTCTTTAAATTTTGTACAATATTCTTTGGTCTTAAAGATCGTACTACTCTACTAACAGGTCTTGTAATCTTACGAAGTAATTTTTTTCTCGCAGCTGCATTATTGCGGAAAAATTTACCTAATCTACTATTCTTCCACCTTTTATCAAGAGCTTTTCTCCATTTAGGTTTCGGTCCTTTTGGTCCTTTCTGTCCTTTTGGTCCTTTTCTCATACTCGCCAACTTGGCAATACCCATCCCAAGAAGAATAATCCCATTAAACATCTTAGTGAGATTGCCCATAAAGGACTCAAATTTTTGAGCAGCACCTTCCCCAAATTTATCCTTTATCCATCCCTTCGTTCCTTCAACTGCTTTATATCCCCAATCTATGAAGGTAACTATACCATTAAGAAATTTACCACCCCACTCAATAAAAAACTCAGCAACACCACCTATAAACTTTAAAATCCCTTCTAGTTTTGGTAAAAATTTAATTAAATTAAAAGCAACCCAACCAAGAAGAACCTTAGTAATCCATTTCTTAATTCCATCTAAGAATCCAATTTTAGGTGCTAACTTTTTAGGAGTTTCTTCTTCCTCATCATCTTTATCTGGTTTCTCTAGTTCTCCCTCTGCTAATAATCTTTGTTCATTTTCCTTTTGCTTTCTTTCCTTCTTTTGCTGTGCTTTTTCAGCAGCAAGAGTTCCCTTTAAAAGTTTATCAATTTCTATTACTTTTGTGCGAATAGTGTAAATAACATCCTCTTGAGGTTTTTCAGGTGTTTTAGTTAATGCCCCACCAGAAGATAAAACCAAAGGAGATTTGGGAACAACAGCAAGTTCCCCTCCCTTTTTATTTTTTCCTAATAACTTATCTTTATCTATAACTGCCATTATACACTAATCCCCAATACCTTTATTTTCTTTGATGATCTTCCACGAAAAACATCAAACTCAGGTATTTCTTTAGAAGGTTTTTCTACATTTTTATTTTGAGACATCTTCTCTTTTTCTTCCTCATATGCAACAGTAACTTTCTTTTTCTCTGATGGTCCTATATTTGGTTCTTTAGATGTAGAACTTACTGCTCTTATTTTATTACCTTGTCCTCTACCTTCTTGTGATTTAACACGATCTTCACCAGAAAAAGTTTTTCCAGAAAAAATATTACCAATACCCTTAAAGAAACTTGTACCTCCTGATGGTTTAGGTTTTACAGTTGAACCCCCTCCCAATCTACTATTAAGAAATTCCTCTATAGGTGTATCCACTTCAGAACTACTTGAATATAATGCTCTTCTCTTTTCAGTTTTACGTCCAAACAATCCTTTCTTTTTGGGAGGGAAAAGAACCTCAACAAGACGATCACCTCCAACATTACCATAATCATTAATAATTCCTCCCTTCTCAACCAATTGTTGGTAAGATGCAACTTCACCACCACCAGCATAACCTGGTTTTCCACCCATAAGTGTTGGAATGTTAGTTCCACCACCAGCAGCATTCATAGCAGCAAGAGTATTTGTACCATACTTTTCAACTGCCCCTTTACTCATCACAAACTCACCAGCAGTTAATCTTGCAGGAACTTTATCTACACCACCAGGACCAGATACAACACCACCTTGCTTCAATCCTTGAGTTTCAGCAAGTGTTCTTCTCCTTTCCATCATTCTACCAGTAAAACCACCACCAAACTGACCCTCCCCTTCATCTGCTTGGTTTATAACACCTAATAATCGAATAATATTAAAAGGATTTAATACATTAAATTGTTCTTCGTTTTGAGTTTGATCACCCATCATCATATTTTGATTATTCATTACCGTTCCACCTTCATTAAATCCTTGTATTATATTTGAAGCTTGTTGAGTAGCATTATTATAATGTTGAACTAATCCACCTTCATTAAACCCTTGTATTATATTTGAAGTTTTTTGAGTAGCATTATTATAATGTTGAACTAATCCACCTTGTTTAAATGCTTGAGTTTCCTCTCCACGACTTTCTGCCATCTGGTTTTTGAGTTGCTCAGCTTCAGGACCACCCCTAGTTGTAAAGGATTGAGAGGTAGTTTCTGTTGTCATACCATCATCCCCCATTTCTTGATCCATATCTTGCTCAGGAGGTTTTTTCTCCCTCGTAGCTAAATATATACCTCCCCCTAAAACAGCAGCGGCAGCTAGTCCCCACGGTCCCATAGCAACAGCAGCTTTAAGAAGTACTGGAATAACTGTTGCGACAAGTTTAGCTCCCCAAACTACAACATTTTTCAATAATCCAAGAGCAAATCCAGTAAAAGCATTACCAAATATTAAATATGCCCCTAACATTACAGGCCACCAATCTTCAAAGAATTTTATAATACTATTCAACTTCCCCTGATTCTTCTCATTACCCATCCATTTTAGAATTCTAAAAAGGATATTACCAAGTAAAACATTTTTTATAAAATCAAATACCTTTTGCCATGCACTTTTAAATGGTTTAAGTAATGTTGTTGCTGTATTTTTTATCCCATCTAATATTTTAAACTCTAATTTATTTTCTTTCTTTCTTCTCCTAAACCTCTCTACCATTCTTTGTAGAAAATTCTGTTGTTCCTTATCTTGTTTTTTCTGACCTTTTAAAGTTTCAGCAATAGAATTAACACCAATAAGAATCTCTGCTAATACTCCTTCTTTAGAGGATTCTGGAATAATTTTTTTAGGATCTATATTTTTACTTTTAATAGCAAGAGCGTTCTTTTCATTAATAGTTCCTCCTGTTTTCTTTTCTTCTCTACCAAAAAACTTAGAGGCACTCATCCTCCTTTTTCTTACTGTTGCCTTCCTTTCTTCCGCACTTAAATATTCTCCATCACGTTCCCCTGTAGATAATTCTTCTCTATATTTAATTTCCTTATCTAAATCACCCTGTATATCTGCATCAAGAAATTGTTTAGTCTCTTTTTGAGACAAAGCTCCCATACCATATTGCTGTATGGTTTTAAGAATCTCTAATAAATTTTTATTCTCTTTACCTAAGAGTTCTTTATCGGGCATTAGCTTGTTGTTGCTTTAATTTTTCCTCCTCAAGGTGAGCCTGAAGAAGACCTACATAAACATCCCTTTCCCAAGGAATCATGTTTTCAATCTCTGTCAAACTATATTTATGATACTGCATCAAAGCAAAATTGAGTCTAAAATATCCTTCTAAACTCATATGCAGTAGGGCTATGCGAAAAAAGACGCTAAACCCTCCAATACCACATCACTCTTCACTTTAGTTTTGGGATTAGTAACTGAAATAGTATGAGATAATTTAGGCATAGTTTCAAAGAAAGATTCAATCTCTTTGAATTGATTAGAATTCATTTGTTCTAAGAAATCTTTCATTTCTTTCTTAGTACAATCAGCAGCAGCCCATACTTCATCTTCAGTATAAATCTTGTCAATGCAGGTAGCAATTAAATCAAATGACTGATCCATTGCATTTTTATCATTAAAATCAAAATTATTTTTAATAAATTGTTCAAGTGATGGATACTTCATTTCCATCATTATAGATTCATCTACTTTGATTTTATTACTATGACTATCCTCTTTTTGAACTTCAATATCATCTAGAGCAATAGTAACTGGAACCTGAGTTTTTTCATCATCTGGGCAAATTATATTCACCTCTATATCTTCTCCAACAGACTTACCACGAATATTAAGAAACAAATATTCAATATCAAATGTAGGAAGATCTTCTACTTTAACTCCTTTACTAAGAATACAGTTTCTAAGAACTGTTTTAATAGCATTAGTAATTTGCTTATTATCTTCACTCTCTAGAGCAATAACAAGAACCTTTTCTTCTTTTACAAGAAATGGTCTATATTTAATAGATTGTCCTGTTGAAGGTAACTCCAACTCATAAGTAGGAGTCGCAATTTTTGGTAAAGGCATAATGTCCTATAAGCACTTCAGTATGTTTATTTAGTAGGGTTATTTAAGCTATTGATATACTTGGTCGTATAAGAACTGGAGGTACAGGTTCTGGCATATAAGGTGGAATTAATACGGGTGGAGATATTGCTGGTATATCACCTTGAGAATTGATTTGCGATTGCTTAACGGGATCTGGATTTTTTCCTCTCATCATTTCTCTTATAGATTCTTTATCATTTTCTGTTCCACCTGTTGGTATCTGAGTTACAATATACCTTATATAACTCATTGATACTGTACATTTTAATAATGAAGAGGTATCATAAGAAACTGGCATAGAATTTATTGCCAAAGGAAATACATTTACAAATTTATATTCTAACCCACCTCCACCAAGTGCTTGATCTTTCTCAAATTTTGTAACTGTTAGTCCTTGTTTAGCAATATAACCATTATCACCTTGAGGATACCTCATCCTATAAAAATAATTACTATCTTCCTTCTGAAGTGGAACACCTGGAAGTCGTATACTATCTTCAGCTGGACTAGTGATAAAATTTATCCAATCTTCAAAAAAAGTAATTGGTTTATACGCTCCAGCATCAACATAAAAAGTTAAATCTATTCTATCATCAAATACTCTTCTATGAACATGCTTTTCCGTCACACCCATACGATCATTATTAATATCAAATGTTGCTAAATTAGATCCAGGCAAAGATGCTTCCGAACATAATAATTGAATCTGGTTTTGCTTTGAAGTATCATATTTTCCAGATAGCGCAGTGATAATTGGCACATTAACTTCAAAATGAGAAGTTGTTGCTGGTTTTAATAAATTTGCCTTGATGTCAGATACTTTAAATGTCCTCGGCATTTTATAAATACTATTTGACCTTATATATTATGTATAAGAGAAATGGCGGAAAGTATTAAAAGTATATTTAAACCTAAGAAACCTAAGAAATATAAAGGTGATATAACTAACATTATTTGCCGTAGTTCTTGGGAAAGAAGGTTTTGTAATTGGTGTGATATAAATGAAAATATCTTAGAATGGGGAAGTGAAGAATTTTGGATACCTTACCGTGCTCCTGAT